GATCTGCTGTACCGTCTGCGCCTGGTAATGTGAAAGTTACACTTGATGAAACTGTTCCTGGTGCTTTTAATCCAACGTATTCTCCACCAGTTGTATCACCTAATCTTAATGCACCTGTCGCAGCAATTAATACGTTAGTTCCATCCCAAGTTAAATTAGAAGAACCACCAAATGCAGTTCCACCTGAGTTAAATTGAATTTGTGTATCAGATCCGCCTGGAGGTGAAGCTAATGTAATATTAGTTACATTTGTTCCATCAGAAAAAATATATTTATATCCTTTATCTGTTCCAGAAAAAGTAACACCAGATCCTGATGTAGTTTTAATTGTTAATGTTGAAGTTCCTGAAGTTGAATTTTTAATTACATAAACTTTTTCAATTCCATCTGGCACGTTAACTGTTGCGTTTGCAGAAGGTGTTCCTGTAATATTTAAAACTGCATTCTTACCGTTTGATAATGCTCCATTAGTAAATGCTAATGTGATTGCATTTGTAGCGTTTACTGAAACTTGTTCATAACCAGCAATAGCTTGCTGTAAAATGTTTAAGTTAGTATTAGTAATGTCACCCCATAGACCAGCTTTTTCACCAGTCACCATTAATTCTAGTTTGAGGTCCGTTGAATATGATGATGCCATATTTTTAATTCCTTGTTATTAACGTTTTTATCAAATTAGGCGGCTGTGTCAATCTCATTCCAATTTACACTAGATCCGGTAGAAACTTCAGTATAAGCTACTGTAGTGCCCGTGTCAACAATTTGCCATGACTGAATGTTTTCGTTTCCAAGAGCTATATTTATACGATTTCCAGTTAATTGTACACTTCCAGATATCGTAAATGTTAACGTTCCTGTATTTAAACCTAATTGTTGGCCTGTTACATCTACTAAAGTATTTGCATCTAGAACAGCTGTTCCTAGGCTTAAATTTGCTTGAACACTTGGTAATACTACATCTGGACCAGGGTCCACGGTTCCTTCAGCAATAGTAATTTGATTACCAGTTACAGGTACATTTGCAATACCGCCTACGATTACACTTCCAGGGTTTTGTGTTGCTAAACCTATTCCTGTTACCGTAGCAAAAGTTATGTTGTCTATTGATTCATCGCCTTGAGCAATGACTAATGCATTTCCAGTCAATGTCAGATTTGCATCTGCTTGAATGAATGGAGAACCTAAATTTAAATTAATTTGTTGACCAACTAATGATTCATCTGGATTTGGATCAACGTTTCCAATTGACCAATTTAATTGTTGACCTGAAATAATAGGTGTTACACTTACATCAATGGATTCATTACCTAATGATAAATTGACTTGTGAACCTGTTAAAGCAACAGTTTGAGAAATACCTGTTGTGCCCCAATCTTGTTCACCCCAAGCTACCCTTCCCCAACCTGAATTAATTTCTGTTGTAAGAGATACTGAACCGTTTGCAGAACTTAACTGTTGACCAGTTACAGTTATATTGACGTCAGAATTTTCATTCCAAGCGTTTTGTCCCCAATAGCCTATTCCGTATTCATTGGCCATAGGAAGTTACCTCCTATGCGTTACCAATTCTAAGAATTGCTGCTGAAGTTGTGAAAGCTGGGAACTGAATTGTAAAAGTTCCTGATGTTGCTGTTTTGTCTGAACCAAAATCTAATACTGCAACTGCTGCGTTTGAGTTTGAAGTATTGTAGATCAAGGCACCTCTAGCTGTCAAAGTTACACCAGTAAAAGATAAATCTGAAAAGTCTACGATTGCAACACCTGATGCAACTGAGGTACTTGGATTTGGTTTTACTAATGCCCCACCACCTGCTGTGTATGCACCAGAAGCCGAAACTTCATTTGTTGATGTATAAGCTGTAGTAGAAGAATTTAACGTTGCAGAAGAAGTGTACAAAGCAAGTTTAAAATTGTCGCCACCAGAAAATTGAAATTTATGTCCACCTTCTAGTACTTGTTTTTTAAAACTATTTGCAACTGCTTGTGTTATCGCCATGTATTACTCCTATTGTGTTTGTCGAAGTCTAGGTGAACCATCTTGGTATTCATCTCGTCTTCTTCTTCCCATTTGTTCTATTGAGAAACCTTTTGCTGCATCAGCATATTTTTTCTCATAAAGCTGAATCATGTCAGCTGGACCTTTTAAGAATCCATATGCTTCAATTAAGCACGCATACAATAAGCCATTTGGGAACTCCGTACTTAAGTATGTAGTCGTATTACTACTAGATAATCCAACTGGTTTCAAGATATAATTTATCTGCATATTGTAATTTTGATCAGGTGTTGGGGCTAGTACAATAGTACTTTCATCCCAATAACTGTAGTATTTAGGTAATCCTTGTACGCCTGTTGGATTATATTCTGATATGAAACTTGTATCTCTATACTCTAAAAAAGATCTACTTGAGTTATTTGCACCACCTGTAGAATTAGTGATTTGGGCTGATCTAATGATTAAAGTATCATCATTAATCAAAGGAGTATTAACATATCTTTGACCTGCAACGATGTCAGCTTGTGCATATTTTCTATTATTGTCTGAATCTATGTCCCTGTTAATTTTCCATTCAGCATCTAAAATAAAACCATCAATAATAGTAGATGTAAAAACATTTGAATCTACTTCAGTATAATCTCTAATCTTTTGTACTAATTCTGCGTATGTCATATTAAGCCTGTAAGTTTACTGGACCAGCCGAGCAACCGTTTCCTCCTCCACTAATATTTCCAGAAGCTGCAGTGTCACTGCTTTGAAAATAAAAATAATTACTTGTATTTGATATATTACCACTAGAATCTATTTTTCCAACAGTAATCGTGAATCCTGAAGCATTTGAAATATCTGTTACTCCATCGAAAGAAGGAACATCACTATATCCTGTTGCAGATGTTGCTCCTCTAAATCTTACTATGTTACCAGTAGATCTTCCGTGATTTGGTGAATAAACATTTATGTAAGTATTTCCAGAATACTTAATTGTTTGAAAAGGATTAGTTTGTAATAATATTAATACTGGAGGTTCAACTCTAGCAGGTCTTGCTTTTGGTAATCCTTGTCCATCTGCTTGTGTTGGTTTTGGTTCTAACTGTGGATGTTTAGGATCTACTTCTGAATAGTGAACAAATAAACCATCCCATTGTGTAACCATTTCATCATACGGAAAGGCCATTCCACTTTGATCTGATATTGCTTGTGCGTATTTTCCTCTAGATAAAGTTGCCATAATTAAACACTCGGATAATAAGTTTTAGGTGTTATGAAAGAACTAGATGAAGAACCATCTTCAGCTAAAGCTCTTTGTAATTCATCTTCATATAATAATTTTAATTCTTGAGTTCTTTGTGGAGCTCTTTTGATTGCTAAGTAATAAGCAAGTCCTGCACACATACAAGGAACAAATCTATAAGGTACATCAGTTGCATTTGTATAATTACCAACGTCTTGAATTCTTTTTACATAATAATAGTTTATGTAATTTCCAGCTTGGGAAGATCCTGGAGTTGTATATAAAGTAATTGTAATTTTATCTATGAACCTTTGAACAAAATATTGTGTAGGTTGTCCTGTAGCTAATTTATTAGAAAATGCTTGATAAGCAGATCTATTTATTTTTGTAAGTGGAGTATCAATTGGATTACTAGGAGTAGATATATTTCTATAAGATGCTTCTAATACATCATCTACACCATAAACAGCAGTTGTATCAGATGTTCCATCTGAAGTAGAACGATACATAGTATATGTATTTTGTCCATTTACTAATGTAAGATTATTATTTGCTACTTCCCAATAATGCAAACCTCTATTAGCCCATTCTTGAAAAAGAATGTTTAAAGATCTTCTAGCAGATTGAAGATCATAACCTGCATTTGGTCTTAGCCCTATTCTTTCATAAGATTCTTCTATGATCTCATCAATAGAAAAATTCTTATCAAAAATATATGTACCTGAAGTAGTGTTAGCCATTTAGCCTCCTACTTATCTAACAATACAGTTACTGTTCCTGTTAACGAAGAAATACTCATTCCATTTTCAAATAACACTCCATCTTCTGGAATGTTAAATGCAAAAACGTCACCTGCTGGAGCATCTGCTTGAAAGTATGTAGTAGTTGTTCCACCATTTACCAATATAACAGAACCTGCTTCTGTAGTATTAGGTGCTCCAAGAATAATTCCTCTTAATCTTGTTCTTCCAGCAAATACAACACCTGTTGTGTTTCTTCTTATTGCTTTAACATCTGATTTAAAACTCATTTTATCTCCTAAATTTTAGGAGCTCCCGAAGGAGCTCCATAATTAATTATTAGTTAGCGTCTGAAGAACTTGCTACGCCGATAAATTTCATCACGACTGTAGCACCAGTTGCTCCTGGATCACCACTTAATACAACTTCAACTTCATCAGGAGTTGCAGTAGAAGCAGTAGTTGCTCCGCCTGACATTCCTAATACACCGTTGCAAGGAAAGAATCCTTTAAAACCAGTTGAGTTAACAGCTGCTGTGATTCCATCTACGAAACCATCTGTGTCTGCATCTGTTCCAATATCAACTAAGTTAACAGCGTTAGTAGCTGCAGTAGTTACAGCAATAGTCACTCCCATTGGAATGAAGTTTGCTGGAATACCGATTGCTGATTCTTTTCCTGTTGTCTGACCATTAGCAACAGTTACTGTTGCTGTGTACTCAGAAAAAGTCATTGTATTTGTTACAGCACCAGTTGTAGAATT